TTTCTAAAATCAAACATAATGTTTTCCTTGAGTTATCGCCGCTTTATTGCGGTGGCACATTATAAGCACAAAACGAAATCGCATTGCAAGCCCTAAACGAAAAAAAAATGAAACGGGCATGCGAATACACTAAAATGGGCTAACTGTAAAGAATTAATTTACATTTATTTTATCCACAACCAAATTACAATATTTATCCACAGCTTTGTTGCCTGTGGATGAATTGTGGATATCCTGTGGATAACTTTTTAGCCTGTGGATATCTTGTGGATAAGCCCAGGAATCGGCTATTATACCAGTATAAGGGACTGCGAGGCCCATGAAAAGGGACTGTGGGACAGTTGTGTAGGGGACTGTGGTGTGGTATAATCCAGTTTTTCACGCACTATAGGGGACGGTGAAGCAATGAGATGTAAAGCTTGTAATGCTGAGTTGAACTCGTTTGAGTCTACTCGTAAAAGTTCACAGACCGGTGAGTTCATTGATCTGTGTAATACATGTTACTCGTCTGTTAGGAATGACGTTCAAGCCATTGAAAGGTTTGATTTAATGAATGTTGAAGACGAGCTTGACGATTACGATAATTCGTGATATTTTTCTATATAGTCTATGTATACATAGTCTTTTAGGGTTATTTACATAGAGCTAGTGTAGCTAAATAGCTAAGGAGCTATGATGACCGATACTCAAAAAAGAGACGTGCTAGAAATGATCTTACTAGCAAAGCAACTTAAAATGAAACCCAAAGATGTAGTTGCAGTGTTTCAAAAGAAGTATGAAGGGCAGGAACAGCCTGACGAGACTGACCTGATGCAGTCTATTAAACAATGGTGGTCTTGGTATGGCAAATAAAATTCCAACAGTGCATCGTTGTCCGATCAACGGTGGCTTGACAGGCGAGTCAGCCTACAAATGGGCAAGGTTTGTTGCGGATGAATATTTGTTTGACCCCGACAATCATTTGTTGTATGATACGTATACAGTGATGGCTGAAGGTTTGCGGCCTGTTAAAGGCAAGCCAACTGCGGCATCATTTAATTCGGCTATGTTAGAAAAGGAAATAGCGAAATGGACTCGATCTACGGATTAGACCCGGTAAGCACGATTATCCTGATTAGAGAATTGGATAGGCGTGTAGCTTATTATGATGGCTCAGACGACATGCTGTGTAGCATCACAGACCAGACTGTGCAGTCTTTGAAAGAATCCCTAACAAGCGCTCTGGAAGAATACACTGATGTTATACTGATGCGGATTCAAGATAATATGGAGCCAGACGATGATTGATCCCCAGACAGGCTGTGATGACGACTATGACGAGTCAATCAAGTGGGCTATCGAGGAAATCATTAACGAGATCCACCGGATTAAGGAGCTTGATGCTCTGGCTGTCGAGTCAATTCACTACAGCCTATTCAACCGAGAGCTTGAAGATAGCTACAATACGTATTTAGGAGACCTTCAAACAGATGGATAATCGAGTTGAATTTCATGTCGAGAAACAGATCCAGCAGGCGCTTAGTGCGCTAAAGATTGCTTCAGATCATGTGAACGACACAGCGATTGAGGATGATGAACTTGATGCGATTAGCAGTTTAATCAAATCAACCATCAATAAAGTTGAATTTTATTTAGGGAAGTTTTAATGGCATTTATCGACACCCATACAGCCTGTCCCAAGTGCGACAGCAGTGATGCGTTTGCACTGAACGACAACGGCTGGGGAAAGTGTTTTAGCTGTGGTGCAAATGTACCACCAGAAAACAGTAACACAGCGGAGGTTATACATATGCCTAGTAGGGGCGTTAAGGACACCACGAGATCGTCCAGCACAGGGGCTTACAATGCGTCTCAGGGGGTAAAATACACCAACTTAGCAGTACGCAAGATTAACTCTAACGTATGTGAGTTCTATGGCGTAGGTTTTAGAGGCACAGATCTTGTGTTCCCCTACAACAATAACCAAGCCGCCAAAGTTCGTATCAACAATGAGAAACGGTTCAAGACTGAAGGGGATTGGACAGCTTCTGAGGCCTTGTTCGGACAGGACAAGTTCCCTGCCGGGGGCAACACTGTTGTTGTCGTTGAGGGTGAGCTTGATGCGCTGTCAGCCTATCAGATGCTAGGTGTCCGTAAGGTCGCTGTGGTGTCTGTTCGTAATGGCGCAGGCTCTGCATTAAAAGACTGTAAGGCCAACTACGAGTATCTGGACAGCTTCAAGCATGTTGTGTTCAACCTCGATAGTGATCCTGCCGGGTTAAAAGCACAGGCCGACTGCGCCGAACTGTTTAGTCACAAGGCTAGCTGTGTTGTCCCTGCTAACGGCTACAAAGATGCGTCAGACTACCTGCAAAGCAATCGAACAGCAGACTACTTGAACGCTGTCAAGAACGCTGAACGGTGGACTCCTGACGGCATTGTAGCCGGTATCAACCTGTACGATGACGTGATGAAGCCGGTGCAACGGTCAGATGTTGACTATCCATTCGGAGGCCTGAACCAACTAACGTATGGCATTCGCAAAGAAGAGCTAGTCACGGTAACTGCCGGGTCTGGTCTAGGTAAGTCTCAGTTCTTACGAGAGATAATTTGGCATATCTTGCAGAATACAGAGGCCAACATCGGCATGATGTTTCTGGAAGAATCAACTCGTAAGACCGGCCTATCTTTGATGTCTCTGGCGGCAAATAAGCCTTTACACCTACCCGACTGCAAGTCAACGCAACAGGAGAAAGACGATGCGTTCAATCAAACCCTTGGCACAGATCGTTTGTATCTGTTCGATCATTTTGGCTCCAGTGACGTTGATAATATTGTCAATCGGGTACGCTACCTTGCCAAGGTTGCCAGATGTGATTATGTGTTCGTGGATCATATTTCTATTATTGTCTCTGCTCAATCTAACGGAGACGAGCGGAAAGCAATAGACGAGATCATGACCAAGCTCCGTATGCTTGTGCAGGAGACCGGCATCTCGCTTGTCTGCGTATCGCACTTGAAGCGCCCGGACAGCCGTGGTCATGAAGAAGGTGCGGCAACGTCTTTGTCACAGCTACGAGGCTCTGGCTCGATTGCACAGCTTTCCGACATGGTTATCGGTCTTGAGCGTGATGGGCAGTCTGACGATGCTATCAAGCGTAACACCACATATGTACGTGTGCTAAAGAATAGATTCTGCGGCACAACTGGAAAGGCTTGTGCGCTTCTGTATAGTCTTGACACCGGGCGTATGTCGGAGGTTGATGAGGAGGCTCTGTAATGGACTTCTCACGGAGTCGCATGGGAGACCTTGCAGAATACTACGCTGTCACATGGCTCTGGGATCAAGGCTACGAGGTGTTCCGCAACTGCGGTTGTGATGGCCCGGTTGACTTGATTGTCATGGACGGACATGGTAAAATGTTTCTTGTCGATGTGAAAACAAAGTGGGACACCGAACGGCCAGATCAGGCTCATGGTGCAGTACGTACCGACCATCAGGTTAATATTGGCGTACAGATACTTTTGTTTGATAGACACACACGTAAATGCGAATGGGTAAAACACAGAGATGCGACAACTTTTGATAGATATCGAGACCAACAGCACCCACAGCTTGATTTGGCTAGCAGTGACGCAGGATGTTAAAACAGAGGAAGTGATATGTCATACAGATCCATCAACACTAGCTCCGCTGGTAAAGGAATACGATCAAATAATCGGTCACAACTTAATAGGTTTCGATGCTCCAGTATTGCGGAAAGTCTGGAACATTGGGATACCGAAATCGAAAGCGGTAGACACCTTGGTTTTATCACGTCTTTTGAACCCCGTCATAGAAGGCGGTCACAGCTTGAGAGCATGGGGTAACCGCTTAGGCGACCAAAAGATAGAATTTAATTTTGAGGATTTTGATCATGGGCTTACGCCAGAGATGCAAGAATATTGTGTACAGGACGTTAAACTTACCCGAACTCTGTTCCTTCACTTACAGACCGGATTTTCCAATTGGAAATCGCCGCAAAAAAGTATATTACTGGAACACGAAATCGCAGTCATTTGTTCCCAGCAAGAGCGAGAAGGCTTTAGGATGGATATCGACCAGACTGAAACTCTTAGAGCTACGCTTGCGGATCGAATGGGCGATATTGAAGATTGTGTTCAGTCTGTATTCCCGCCGATTGTTGAAGAGCGCTGGAGTGAGAAAACAGGCAAACGGTTAAAAGATCGTGTGACCGTGTTTAATCTGGCTTCCCGTAAGCAGATTGCTGAACGTCTGATGGGGCTTGGATGGAAGCCTACTAAGCACACAGAGAAGGGTCAACCTATCGTAGACGAAAGCACCCTTGAGAATATTGACATCGCACAGGCACAGTTGATAGCAGAGTATTTAATGCTACAAAAACGTGTCGGTATGATCGACTCATGGCTTAAACATGTTGACCGGGATACTAACCGGGTTCACGGCGGCATTATTACTAACGGAACTATAACCGGTCGGATGACCCACCGAAACCCCAACATGGGACAGGTTCCAAGCGTGACCAAGCCGTATGGCAAACAGATCAGATCGCTCTGGACTGTAGATAGCGGAAACGTGCTTGTAGGCACAGACTTGTCTGGTATTGAATTGCGCTGTCTTGCGCATTACATGCAAGACGATGATTGGACAGAGGAGTTGCTGAATGGCGATATACATCAAAAGAACGCAGATGCGGCAGGCGTTACCCGACCACAGGCTAAGACTCTTATCTACGCCACGCTCTACGGCGCAGGGCCGAGCAAAATTGGTAGTATCGTCAATGGCGGTGCTAGGGAAGGGCAGAACATACTTGAGCGCTTCTATAAGGGAACCCCTGCGTTATCTAAACTCATGGAAAAAGTTAAAAAGGTGGCGGTCAACGGGTATGTACCCGGGTTGGACGGTAGACGGATTGCAGTTAGGTCAGAACATGCCGCCCTTAATTCACTCTTGCAGGGATGTGGTGCTATTATTGCCAAGCAATGGTGTATTGAAGCCCACAAGACTTTCAAAGCACAGCGGATTCCAGTCCAACAGGTTGCGTTTGTGCATGATGAAATCCAGATTGAAACACCGGAGGAATATGGTGAACAAGTTGCGCAAATCATGTGCGATGCGGCCTCACAAGCCGGGATTACCTTGGGCTTTCGATGCCCAGTAGATGCCGAATCAAAAATCGGTAAAAATTGGTTTGAAACACATTAATAGTGTGGTATAATATATACATAAACTTAGAGTGGCCGAATGGTGAGGCAACAGACTGCAAATCTGTTTTATGTGGGTTCGACTCCCACCTCTAAGTCCAAGATACTTCCTGAAAGGAGAAAAGTATGGAAAACACCCAGCGTGTTAAAATCAAAGCCGACATTATGTGGGCTTATCTCGACCGTAAGAACGAGATGTCAAACAAGTACCAAGTGGACTTGTGCAATCTCTCCGATTCTGCTGTCTCTGCTTTAGAGTCTATGGGGCTGACAGTGAATCAAAAAGATGAGAAGGGTTATTATATAACCTGTAAGTCTAATAACTCCATTCGTGCATACGACTCCAATGGAGAAGTGCTTGAGGGCGTTGGCGTTGGAAACGGCTCTCAGGCTGTTGCGCTTGTCGGGTATTACGATTGGTCTTGGAAGGCCAAAGCCGGTCGCAGTGCGTCACTTAAAAAGCTTGTCATTACCGACCTAGTGTCTTTTGATGGCGATGCAGGTGACACTGACGTTGCAATGGATGACGACGAGATTCTATAGTGCAACACGCTCTTATAGACGCTGACATCCTGAACTATCGTATCGGGTTCGCAACCAACAATGAGTCTGACGAGGTGGCTATCAGAACGATGGCCTCCTTTTTAGAGGACTTGTTGATTCTTGATCTGCCAGAGGTTCAGACGTGGGAGCTACATTTAACCGGGAAGACCAACTTCCGAAACAATGTAGCTCGCACAGTGCCTTATAAGGGCAACCGAAAGGCTGAAAAGCCAGTGCATTATCATCTGCTCCGTGAGTACCTTGAGTTATCGTGGGGCGCTAGCGTCTCAAAAAATATGGAAGCAGATGATGTTTTAGCTATCCGGGCAACCGAACTAGGTGACGCTAGTGTGATCGTTAGTCTCGACAAAGACCTCGATCAGGTTCCCGGGTGGCATTATAATTTTGTAAAGCGTACACATTACAATGTTACCCCGGAGCAAGGGCTGTTGCGTTTTTATATGCAAATGCTTACAGGCGACCGTGTGGACAATATTAAAGGTGTACGAGGTATCGGTGATAAAAAGGCAGAGAAGCTCCTCACAGGCAAAACAGAGCCAGAGATGTGGGATCTATGCGTAGAGCTTCTAGGGGCTGACAGAGCAATGGAGAATGGACACTTGTTGTACATGCTAAGACATTATGAAGACTCGTTTACCCCGCCAAAGGAACTTTGTACATAAACACCATGCCACGTTCAACAAAGCAAAGGTCTACAAAGACCGCAAGAAAGAATCCAAGAAAGGCTACAACCGGCATAAGCGCTCAATCTGCGAAAGCGAAAGGTAGACGACTACAACAGCTAGTCAGGGATGCCATCTTAGATGCGTATCCCAGCCTTGAGAGCGATGATGTTCGTAGCACAAGTATGGGCGCAGGGGGAGAGGATGTGCAGTTGTCTCCCGCCGCTAGAAAGCTTTTCCCGTACACCATTGAATGCAAAAACCTTGCAAAGATTGCCGTTTACAAGTATTATATTCAAGCAATGGGTCATGGTAATCACGAGCCTCTTGTTGTTATTAAACAGGATAGGGCTAGACCACTGGCCGTTGTCGATCTGGAACACTTTATGGAGTTGGTAAAAAAATGATAGACCTTAATCAAATGGCAAAAGATTTTCATTGCGATTTTGCTCGTGACCGACAGGTAGCAGGGGAGCATTATACCAATAAATCTATACAGCCTTGGGACGCAATGGAAGACTGGATGTCAGAAGAAAAATTTTTAGGATATCTTCAAGGCAATATTATCAAGTATGTAGCCAGATGTGATGAAAAAGGCGGTAAAACTGACCTTGAAAAGGCACGGCACTATCTTGACAAATTGATAGAATTATATTAAAATAGAGGGTTCCGCATAATGCTTACGATTGAAGAGTTGAAAGAAAAACTTGCTAGCGTAGAAGAGGTCATACTGATGGAGCTTTTAGATCTAACCTCAGAAGATTTAGTCAATCGTTGCGGTGATATAATTGAAGAAAACTATGAAGCTCTGGAGAAACAATTTGATGACACAGTACCTTGGGATAACGATTGACTATGCAAGAGATGATCGCCTCAGTGAACAAGCAGTTACGCTCATGCGTGACTACTATATGTTCGACCACGAAAACAGCCCTCAAGAAGCCTTTGCACGGGCTAGCGTGGCTTATTGTGCGGATGATCTCGACTTTGCACAGCGTATTTATGACTACGCTTCAAAAGGTTGGTTTATGTTTGCGTCACCTGTGTTGTCGAACGCACCTGACAATGTACGAGACAATCGGGGCTTGCCTATTAGTTGTTTCCTTACTTACGTGGGGGACAATCTTGATAGCCTTATTGACCATAATGGTGAAGTAGCTTGGCTGTCCGTCAAAGGTGGCGGCGTAGGCGGGCATTGGTCAGACGTGCGAGGCGTGTCAGACAAGGCTCCCGGGCCGATACCGTTCATGAAAGTAGTGGACAGTCAGATGACTGCGTACAAACAAGGCAAGACCCGGAAGGGAAGCTATGCGGCCTACCTAGACGTAAGCCATCCTGACATTGAAGAGTTTATTAGTTTTAAAGTTCCGACCGGTGGCGATATAAACCGTAAGTGCTTTAATTTGTTTAACGCTGTGAACATCACAGACGACTTTATGGAGAGTGTAATTCATGATAGAGAATGGAACCTTACAGACCCGAATACAGGAACTGTCCGAGATACAGTCAAAGCTCGCAGATTGTGGCAACGAATCCTTGAAGCTAGGTTCAGAACTGGCAGTCCATATCTTAACTTTATCGACACAGCCAGAAGAAGCTTACCAGACGCTCAGAAAGCACTTGGACTCTCAATTAATGGTAGCAACCTCTGCAATGAAATCCATCTCGCAACAAGTGAAGAACGCACAGCAGTCTGTTGCCTCTCCTCAGTCAACCTCGAAAAGTACGATGAATGGCGAACAAGCGGGATGGTTGGTGACCTTATCAGACTCTTGGACAACGTGCTTCAATACTTTATTGACCACGCACCAGAAGAACTATCAAAAGCTGTCTACTCAGCTTACAGAGAGCGCTCAGTCGGTCTTGGAGCAATGGGGTTCCACGGATACCTCCAAAGCAAAGCAATAGCGTGGGAATCATGGCAGGCCGCAAGTGAAAACTATCAAATCTTCAAACACATCAAAGAACAGTCTACAGAAGCCACCTACCAACTCGCTGTGGAGCGTGGCGAGTGTCCTGATGGAGTGGGTCATGGTGTTAGAAATATGCATTTGTTGGCTATTGCTCCTAACGCTAATAGTAGCATCTTATGCGGGTGTTCTGCTTCTATTGAACCCCGTATATCTAATTGCTACGTCCACCGTACTAGGGCTGGTAGCCACACGGTACGTAATGCGTACTTGGAAGAAACGCTAGAGACACATGGTAAAAACACCAAGAAAGTCTGGGCTTCTATTATTGAGGCGGAAGGCTCGGTACAGCATCTGGAGTTCCTTAGCGAGGAAGAGAAGGGTATCTTTAAGACCGCTTTTGAGCTTGATCAAACGTGGGTGGTCGAACACTCAGCCCAACGACAACAGTTTATTTGCCAAGGGCAGTCCGTCAATGTTTTCTTCCCGGCAAACACGGACAAGGCTGTCGTTAATAAGATCCACCTTAAAGCTTGGAAAGACGGACTCAAAGGCCTCTACTATCTCCGCACCACGTCTGGCGTTACGGCGGAGAAGGTTGGCACTAAGGTCGATAGGAACGCATTGAAAGACTTTGTAGACGAGGAGGTATGTGTATCATGTCAGGGCTAGATAATTTGTTAGAAAGGCTTAGGATACTTAAAGACGTTGATCCTTTTAACAAGCGACTACTCAACGACTGCTATGATTCAATCATAGAACTACGGGCAAGAAACGAACAACTGGAGAAACAGATTTATGAGCTTGCTGGAACAGAACAAAAGCTATAAACCCTTTAGCTACCCTTGGGCTGTATCGTATGCCACAGAGCATGAACGGATACACTGGATAGAGGACGAACTGGAGCTACAGACAGATGTTAATCACTGGAAATCCGGGATATTGTCGGAAGCCGAAAAAAACCATATCACCCAGATCTTGCGGTTATTTACGCAAACTGACGTGGCGGTCGGAACAAACTATCTTGAGTATTATATTCCCAAGTTTAAAAACAATGAAATCCGAGCCATGCTCACAGCCTTTGCTTCTCGTGAGTTCATCCATCAACGGGCATACGCCTTACTTAATGACACTCTCGGATTACCTGAAGAAGAATTTACCGCATTTTTAGAATATCAACAAATGGCAGACAAAGTAGAATTTATGGGGGATATAGATGTACATTCCTTGTCAGGAACAGGTCTGGCTATTGCACGATCTGTACTTAATGAAGGGATGTCATTGTTCAGTGCATTCGCCATGTTACTCAACTACCAACGATTCGGCAAGATGCCGGGAATGTGTACGGTTGTGGAGTGGTCAGTCAGGGACGAGTCACAACATGCAGAAGGCATGGCGAAACTATTTAGGGAATTTTGTGAAGAGCATCCAAGGATTGTGAACGATGACTTTAAGAAAGAAATTTACGAAATGTTTAGACAGGCTGTCAAGCTGGAAGACAAAGTTATTGACCTTGCATATGAAATGGGAGCTTTGGAAGGACTCACTGCGCCAGAAGTCAAGCAGTATATACGTTACTTGGCAGACCGCAGGCTTATACAACTGGGTCTCAAGTCAAATTGGAAAGTTAAAGACAATCCTCTCCCGTGGATGGAAGAGCTAATTGGAGGGTCTAGTATCAGTAACTTCTTTGAGAAGCGTGTAACGGACTACAACGCTCAAGGCATGACAGGAACTTGGGGGTGGTAATGTTTAGAATCTATGAAGTCTATTGTGAAGATCGTTTTGTTGGTAACTTTAAAGACCTGTCAGCAGACGGAGCAATCAACCAAGCTTACATGAAAAGTGGTAGCGCATCCAAGTACACAGGCAACGCACGTCACATGTACAAAGCCAAGGAAATTGGCACAGGAGGAAGACGATGATCACAGCTAGATTCCACCATGTGTTCGGGCTGTCTTTAGAAACTGTGCAGTCTCAGCCGGTGCTTGGTTGGTCTCAGTCTCAGGACATTGATGAAGCACAGGTTTATTTTTTTGACGGGTTCGTCATCAACATCCCTTTTATTAAAATTATGATAGGGGATGTCTTTGACATCTTTGAATAACACTCCAGTGACTTAGCCCCTGTATAGGGGCTTTTTTTATTGCTCTTCCGTATTTCGACTGAGGTAGATAGATGGAATACCCCCCGTCAGATAAATCCGTCCTAACAACGCCGCTCCCTGTAACGCTTTTATCTGAGCCGGTTTAAGGTCTTTGAATTCACCCTTTAACGACTTAATTAGCGCTATCCTAGCATCCGGGTTGTTCGCAAAGTACGCCGCCATTTTTGGATCAAAGCGTCCTTTCCTGAGTAGGTCACCGACCTTCACAGCTAGCTCACCCAGATAACGACCTTTAGGGCCAAGAGCCGCACCTAATGCTTCCGCACCAGCTTTGCCTTGCCGGTAAAAACTTGTAACGTCTGCAAAGTCTTTAAACACCCGGTCGTTTCGAGCAAAGACACCCTGAAGCTGTCGTATAAACCCATCAAAGGCATTCACCGCACCTTTATCACCAAACAACAATTTGTTCTTACGCAAGTCCTCTACCGCTCTTTGTAGCTTGGCAAGATCAATTAATCCTTGCTCGTCACGTAATCCTCTGAATGTATCCTCAAAGATAAGTTGCTTGACCTGTCCCCACAACTCTGGATCTTCCTTGCGTATCAAGCTGGTCAAGATTTCAATCTGACCTTTACGTGTTGGGGTTGATGTGTCTTGTGTAATAGCCCTCAGTTGCGCTAAAAGCTGGTCAGGCGTTGCAGAATCGAGGTTAGCGATACCGAACTTAATAAACGATCTATTAGACTCTACATTCAATGCATCCAGACGGGCATTAAAGTTGTCTCTGGCGTTTATTAAAGCCTCTGCCGCCTCTTTCTGCGGGCCAACTAAGTTTTCGTCTTTAATAACGCCTTTGAACGCATATAGAAGCTCACGAGCCATTGCCTTAGCAACGCCCGGAGTGAGGTCTTCAAACCCCGGCCCTGACCCCTTCCACGCAAGATCACCAAGCTCCGACATAATATCTTGAATTTCATTAGCAGTTAAGTCCCGTTGGTTGCCGTTCTCGTCAAACAAGCGCCGGGTAAAGCCTTCCAAGGCTAGTCTAGCAGACTCAGCCCGTGCTTTAGTAAAGTCATCTGCATCGACCGGAACAGCCCGATACTTTTCCGCAATCGCATCAAAAGAGTTTAATACGCTGGTCATGTCAAAGTATATGTCATCCGGTATTTTATCAAAGTCAGCTTTGTTCCGGGCTTTGAAATCTTCAATACGAGACTTTTCCCATTTATTAAACGCTTGCGCTACACGCTCAACCACAACCGCAGGATCAGCCTGTCCTGTAGCCTCTGCCAGTTTCTGCAATTGGTTTTCCACGGCTCTTTGACGCTGACGATCTAAAAATATCCATGACTCTTGATTGAAGCCTCCCAAGGCTTCTACACGCCGCCTACCGGTTTCTTCTACGGCCAACGTCTCCCTAGCCTTAGCTAGCGCATTTAGTTGCTCCTGAGATCCGTCAGGTAGCTCTAGAGCCGCACGATACTCTTGCATCCCACGGGTCTCTTGAATACCGGTCTCTTCTGTTAACTGTCTGCCAAGGGCTAGTGCGTCAGAGTCTTGCTTATCAATCTTTGAAATTTCAGGCCCAGCTTTCAAAGGATTTATTTTTTTACCTGTACGCCCGGTAGGAAGCACGGAAATGCCAACGCCTAATGCGGCATTTTCTTCTGACGCTAGGCCACCTGCCGCACCTTGAATCAGAGTTCTAACTAATTTTGTCGGGCCTCCGACTACCGCTTCGCCGCCATAATAAAGCCCACGCTCCCACCAAGGCTTACTGTCTGGATCTTCTAGTTTATAATAATCACCAAACAAAAAGTCACCAACCGCCTCATAGCCTTTACCCATTTCAAGTATAGGCTCATTAGTTAGCGGATTTATCACAGGCTCGTCACCTGTTAAGTATTGATATCCTCCATATGCTAACGCAGGAAGCTCATACGGGCCAGAAACAAAACCTGCCGCCCCTGACAGCAAACTTCTACCGGCTGTCTCAGCGACACTTAATGCACGATCTCCAACATCCTGCATAGTCATAGAAGGCTGTATCGGCTGTACCGGAGGCGCACCAGCCGGTTGACGTGCGGTTAGTTGTTCTGCCGCAATCTGTCTTAGTTGCTGTAGCTGTTGCTGACTTAGAGGTTGTGACATTACTGAACTCCACCATAAAGAACATTCTGTAAGTATAGTAAAATACCCGCCTGATCAGGGGTTATCTTGCTTTGGTTTAATAGGCCGGTCAAAAACGTATGTACTGCTTCGTTACTGCCTTTGCTGTTAAGTAGCGTGTTTAACTGGTTAATTTGTGGCCCTGATAGATCCTCTTTGACTACTGCTACAGGAACCTGTATCGCACCCATACTAGTAATACGAGGATCAGGACGTGTGTTTTCCACGCTTGTATCTACGCCTACAGACCGGAGAATCTCGTTCAGCTTTTCAGCTTGTGGAGGTATGTAACCGGCCAAGGTTGTATTCTCAGGATCATTTAAGTATTTCTCACGGGCATTTAACTCTTCTTGGGCATACAGTGCCTTTTCTTGCATGTACTGATAAATGGTCTGAATAGCTTCAGGAGACTGATTAATCTGTGGTAACATCTGTGCAATAAAGTCTCGGTCAGCGTTAGAGGGGTTAGTACCTAACTGTTTGATTGCACCTAACAAGGCATCACCAATAGTCTGCGCCGCCGCTTGCGTATTACCGATTTTTCTACCAAGCTCTGGGCCGCCCATATTAGGGAACAAGACACGCATAAACGCATAGCCTGTGGCTCTCCAAGACGCTCCGGGGCCGGTAAATATATCTCCGGTTGCAATCGGGTCAACAATTTGAGACTTGATCTGCTGTAGGAGAACAGCCTGATTGTTAGAAGCGACACGCTCTTCCCCTAATTTATTAAGCAAAGTCATTCTTGATTTTTCTTCTAGCCCTGCTTTTTCTTTGGCTCTCTCAATTTCACGAGCATCAGCAACGTCTTGAGTCTGCACCTCTGCACGGCCTTTCTGCATAGCCTCTGCAATCTGCTTGTATAGTCGCTCTTTCTGCATCCGGTCGGTTGTTGCGGCATACTGATTAATTAGCGAGGCAATCGGTACAGTATAGCTACCGTAGTCTTTAAATGAAATCTTTCCAAACTCAGCGGTAGCCGCTTCAACAGCATCATCTTTCATTTCTTTGGCCTTGCCCTGCAAAGCCATTGCCGCCTGTATCATACCTTTTTGACGCAACCGCTCGGCTAACTCCATGTAGTACCCTGACGTGCCGAACTCTCCGGGAGTCTCTTGAGCAGTCTGATTGATGACACGGGCGTTACGGGTACGAGGGTCTAGTGCGGCTGAGATGCCACTTAGCCCTTGAAACATGGTCTGCGCAGGTAAAAACGTCAGGCCAGACGGCATTTGTTGATTGCGCTCTTGGCGTACCTGTTCTGCAACTAATTTAGGATCAGCAAACAGACCTAATACTTGTGATTCATAGCTAGCCATGTTATGTCCACCTCTGCGTTAAATACGGATCTTCATACCCCGGCTGTGGAGTAGACGTTGGTGAATTATAGAACCTAAACTTGGTATTTTGCTGTTGCGCCGGTTCTTGTAGCAAGCCAAACCCTTTGTTAACAATATCACCATACTGATTATATTTAGCCGCAATCATTTGTGCGTTGTTGTTTGCAATATCGCTTGTTAACGCCCCAATATTCTGTGATGCCCGGGCCTGCATTCCAGCACCTTCTAGTCGTCTGGCTCTCTCTTCATCAGCCAGTTTACGACCGTATTCAAGCTCTGAACGACCGATATCGTATACACCGTACTCATCTTTAAACAAACCACGAGTCAAGTTTAGCTGATCTAAGATGTCTTGTTGTGCAAAATCATACGATTCTGCGGCTATGCTCCGGTCTTGCTGTGCAAATGACTCTTGAAGGCCTGTCATTATCGGATTAACATACGCCCCTGTGCCAATGTCTCCACCCGCTCCTAAAAGCCCCTTTGCGGCTAGTTGTGCATATGCGCTTTCAGTCTGCGCAGATCTTGAAGGATCGAGTAAAGAGATCATACGCTCAGTGCGCTCTTGCGCAACTCGTGTAGGGTCTACAGATATATTTGCTAAAGTTTCGTTTCCTAGTCTACTAAACGTAGCCGCCCGTTCTTGCATCTCCTGCGACAGTTGAAAATCAACCGCCGTTAGATTTCCATCGCCGTCTACGTCATACGTGGCTGTGCCATAAGGTGACGTAAAGCCAACCGCTCTAAACTTTGCCGCATCTTTTCCAGCCTTTAAAGCTTCTCGCTGTGCCGCAATCTGAGCTTCAACACCTTTATTGGCTGTTTGAGCGGCTTTGTTAGCACCATAACTGGTGACACCAGCCGCCCCGACCATACCTACCGCAACCCAACTCATGAGTCATTCTCCAATAGATCCCAAGGATATGTAAATTCACTATAGTCTTCTGCTTTTAACACGCTTTCAACCTCTTCTAAATTATCAGTTTCGGGTAAGCCTGTAATAGCCGCCCATAGTACGTCAGTTTGTGCATATAATGCAATACGAGATCCGTAAGGTGCTTTACCAATATACGGAGCCTCAATCAGCATATCACCCTCTTCAGACTTTACCCCAACAACCCCGGAGATAATAATCCAAAGTCTTTCTTTTTTCCAAAGCTCAGATACAATTGTTGTATCGGCAGGAATATGTAACACACGAGTATATGCACCACCAACAATAAACTCTTGCAATCCCTCATTTATCTGATCTCTATCACCATGATCAGAGCCTGTTTCTGCTTGGATTGCAGTATGCAATTCTTCAATCAATTCTCGCTGATTTAATCGTAGCTCTTTGTTATCTTCCGGGATTACTAACTGGTGTTCTACCATTCTAAAATGATGGCTCCATTTTGTCCATTAACACCACGAGAGAAGCGACCCATACCGCCACCATTGCCGTAGCCAGTACCCGCAGTGTCGTTTAAAGGTGCTGTGCCTGTTCCGTTGGTGCCACCTAACTTATTTGTGTAACTCAGGTTTGCATTATCGCCTTTAGCAGTTGCAGAGCTAACTAAGTCTTGAGGAGTTCCTCCCGCACCGCCGTTAGAGTTTCCTGCGGGGTAGCCACCACCGCCACCACCTGTAGCAGTAACTAAGTCTGTACTACCACGCCGTATGTAAGATGTTTCGCCTGCTGTGCCGTTGCCTGCTCCAATTTGGTTCCCGTCATCATCGTAGTTGTACGAATAATTAGTGTTGAACCTATAAGTCGCACCATATCCACGTTCACCTACAATAATCGTAAGTGTTTCTTTTGGTGTTACAGAGATAGTCTCGTCGTTCAGACCACCTGCACCACCACCCGCACCATACCATGCGTCACCATTCTGGTTGTTTGCCCCAGAACCACCACCGCCACCAATGACACGGGCCTCTATTGAGTAAACGCCTGCGGGAACAATAAAACTAAAAGTCCCGTAGTCTGTATAAGACTCAGTACCGGCTTCGTACAGGAAAGACTTCCATGTGCCATTGTCGTTGACATACCCATCTAAGACAGTTTTCCAAGTCCCACTGTCTTTGATATAAATCTCAGCGACCGGTTTAAATACCCCACCGTCTTTAACGTAACTAGGCATCAAGCACTGACCTTATACCAAATATCGCCGTCATTCCCGCCTGTAGGACTAGAAGTCGATACTGTGCGAACGCCGTATCCATTAGATGTCGAATCAATACTAATAACACCATTTGTGATATCTATACCATCGCCTGCGGTCTGAGCATCGTTTGCAATCTGGGCAAGAACAAAAGCAGTTGTAGCAAGTTGAGTGCTATTTGTATCTACTGCCGTTGTAGGCGCTGTCGGAGATCCTGTAAAAGCTGGAGACACAAGATCAGATTTTGCATCAATAGCTCCAGCAATAAGGTTAAATTCAGTGTCAAATTCTGAGCCTCGTACCTTTTTTTGAGTATCTCCCGGAGGTAACGAATCTTTGCTAGTAAAGTTTGTTGCTTTTGTATATTCTGTGTGTGCCATTATATGAGCTTCCCATCTTTAGCAAATATATCCATTTTTTGAAGCGATAAAGCCCCACCATTTACGTCTGCTTCGACTCCAATTTGTAAAACAGCACCGGAACCGCCTAAATTTAACGATATGTTGTCCAGAACCGTCCCGGTCGAGTACTCAGCTTCGTTGTCAATACTGTCGTCTGAGAAGTACTCGTCAACATTGTACTCAGACGTAATACCCTCGTCTAATGTAAATGATGCCGCTCGATAGTCTGTGTCGTAATCAAACGCCCATTTTAAGGATGCCTGCTGTTCTGTCGAACCAATTAACACAAGCCTAATTTTTTTTAAAATACTTTCAACCGTAGCGTCACCAAAGTCAAAGTAGTTTGTGTAATAAAGCATCCGATATACAGATGTGTCATCGAGATAACCACTGTATTTAGCAACGTAGCCGTTTTGCCCCACTAGTACGTCTTCATTGTTGCGAACACAAAAGGCGGAAGGATTGATTGAAGTCCAACGAGTTACTCGTCTAGCTCCGCCCTCAAGCGCCCCTCTCATGTCAAAACAATACGTATAGCCTGACGCAGGTAGCGACAATAAATAAAATGCGTTTTCTTGCGAGAACACACTCTTAATACGAAACTTATTTTCGCCCTGCGCAAAGACCACGATCTCGTCTCGTACATTTCTAGACACATCGCCTATCGGAGACGACACTTCTTGAATGGTTCGGCCTAGTGTACGTACACCATCTGCTGACAAGAACACAACTTCGGTTCCTGCGTTCTGCACTGTGTCTCGTGCAATGCAACCAACGCCTTTGATATGATCTGTCATTTCAAAGTTTGTGCTGGTTGGGTCTTCTGCGCCTGCAAAGAATGCAATGTTTCTGCGTCCAAAAATTATAAGCCGATTGTTATATGATGTAATGGCCGTAACTTCTTCATCTTCTCCAAAGATTTCTTTGATGTTTATGAAGCCCGTCCCAGTTCCGCTAAACGACTGAGGCTCTAAAATCTTAGACCAATAAACAACATGCTTATCAGCTACCCAAACCCGGTTAAAGCAAGAAGCGCCACAGGTAGGCGTTGTTGATCCCGGTGCAGATGTATACGTATAAAACGTGTCTGTTGCGCCATCGTAGTACACCATAGTATGGTCTGCTTGCACAAACACAGCATAGTTGTTATACGTGATAATTTGCCAATCATCATCATTAATAGTAAAAGCACCGCCACCATTAAGGGTTAGCTCGGTTGATGTACCATCGCTTTCTAGCCTAAATAACTTGTTATTAGCCGCATACAGTATTTCAAGCGTACCATCAGATTTGGTGTATTCTGCAATGGCTCGGACTTGTCCAGTAAATGCCGTATCATTTAACTTTGTCCAGCCTTTTCGACTACCAATCCTGCCAAACTTGTCAATGATGCAATTTGTAGCCTCTAGCGCAAAGCCAGCGTTCAACGTAATACCAGACTCTTGAGTGTTTAGCCCATAGAAGCCCGGTGCGGCGATGGTTGCTGTCTTTAGCGGTTTACTCATACTGTAGTCCAGATCGTCTCTTCAGGATGTTTTGATGCATCTAAAGATATAGCATCGTTAATTACCCTAGCGGCGGTAGTGTACGCAGATGACATCGTAATACCGCCGTTTTCGCCACGCTCTTCAACAGCTTTAGCATAGGCTAGTTGAATCACAGGCTGTGCAGGAATCAATAACTTATCTGAGCTAGCCTGTAAGTCAGCAGTACGCAATACTACGTTAAACCTTAAATCGTAGGCCTTATCAGGTATCGGATATACATCAACCTGTGTATCGCCGTTGGTATTTACCCCGTTGAAAGAATAATATCGGGGCGGTGACGTTTCAGGCGTACTGTTTAAGAACAGATCGTTCATCTCGTGTGCAGTTTTATACTGCATAAAAAAGTCTTCAGTGTCGTTGATAACGTCTAACACCGTAATCCGGTTTTGACTACCTGTCAACGCATATGCAAACGTATTCGCTTGGGTCACAACGCTCAGAGTCTGTCGCAGAGCCGACCAACTCCAAGAGTCTTCAATCTCTCGTTTTGCATCGTTCACAAGTAACCCTATTAACGAGGCGTAAGAGCTTCCAGATAAACTGGTTACTTCGTTTTCACGCAGTCTTTTCAGTACGTTGTTAACAATGTCAATATACGTCATTTCTTCTTACGCTTATTTAGATCAGTACGAGATACTTCTTTGCCTCTGTACGAGGTGTTGAGCATATTAGCTGTACGAGAGCCTACTTTGTTTTGACGCTTTGTGTTGTTTTTAGATGTCTGACCAGCTTTGTACGCCGCCCCAGCGACTGCTGTAGCGCCTGCACCAGCAACCGCCGCTTTGCGCTGACCCGCTCGATAGGCACGTTGTTTTGGTGTTAAAGTCTTTACAGCTTCCTGACCTTTAGTCGGCTTGCTCATTAAATCATTCATATGCTTTCGGGCTTCTTTAACAGCCGCCGAGCCATGTTTTTTGATTGCTTCTTGAACGCCTTTGCTCATAATGAGCCGAATAATTGCATTTACTGCCGCCATTACCATTTCACCTTATCGGCCCAATAGGCCGCTGATAGTTTACCTTTTGCTATGTTTTTGCCGTGACGAGCCTTGAAAGACCTGCTACGTGCAGTATCAGTCTTATCGCCACTAACTCCCTGCTGTCCAAATCGAATTGTTCTAATCTGATCACCAACTCTGGCAACGACAACGTGAGATTTAGTCGGGTGGTTTGGGGTTCGCTTAGGCTTGTTGTACCCGGTTACACCTGCTCGTCTTAATCGAGCATCTTTAACTACAGCCATAGTTTACCTATTTGAGTTGTGTTCGGTCACGGTTATAAAAATTGAACCTGCCGTAGTGCCAGACACTTGAATCTTGTCGTTCTCTTCCAAGATCAAGCATTCGCCCGGAGGGCCACCAAATTGAAATGACTCTTTTGATGCAATAGTTGTGTTATCTAATATGTTTATCGAGGCAGTTTCAGAATCGTCATAATACGTTAAAGTATACGAACCGGTAGAGCCACCGGTGTTTTTAACGTACATCAACTGTATTTCCGCAAGCTTATGCTCAGGAACTTGATATGTATCTGCTAGTGTACCTGTTATAGTATGCGCAATTGTTCGTTTTGTAGCCATTCAATTATACCATAAAAGTATTGAAAAGTCAAATTACATAGTGTAAGTCTGTGAAGGCTTTGGCTGTTTTTCTTTCTTAGGTCTAGTATACACCGGCCCTTCATACTTACACTTGATTCCTTTCTTAGTCTCGTGACACACGATCTTTGGGGTTTTATCTTTAGCTTTCATTTTTGCTTCATCTTCTGCCGTTGCTTACGCCTACGATTACCAGAGGCTGTAACGCTATGTTGTATCGGTTTTGAGGATGTCTTTCTTTTTATGCTGGATTGCCGTTCTGCCGGTGTCATTTTTTGCGCTACCTTTTTGGGCCTGCAAGAAGGATAAGGTCTCTTTGATTGCCCTCTCGCACTCCGCCGACCACACGGCTTTCCTGTCTTTAGATCTATCCACTCTTCTTTAAACCACTTAGTTAGTCCACCCGTGGGTTTACCTGAATTTGCCGCCACGTCTCTTGTATTCCTTAACTAAAAATGCGCTTCCGTAAGCACTGGGCCAAACACGGTATTTCTGCTTGGCTTCAGCTTTTACACGATTGTACAGCGCTTTATTTGTTGGTGTAGCCATTACTTAGCTACCTTACCATTGACTAGCCTTTTACCGGTCTTGCGGCAACGATTTTGAGCAACACAAGCCTCTGGTGTCGTACAGCTAGGATGTGGCTTCTTTACCTTTGGCTTCTTAGGCTGTGCTGGGTTAAACGGATCTGATTCACCAGCAAGCAAGCGACCCTCTGTATATACGTCTGCTGGGTTCCGGTGGGGTTTACCATGTGGCATAATTACTTTCCTCTTAGTTTATCTGCAATAGAGCCAACACCCTTAACACCAAAGGATGCAGACACCACAATCATTAATACTGTGTGATACCATTCAGGCAGTGTACTGAGTACAATGAAGCCTTCTTGTATATGATCTACCGCTCCGGGAATAAAGCATAAGATCAAAGGGACGCTGAACACAATCGTCAGCCACTCGTCCTTCCACGAGTTCTTTGATGCTTCTGCCATGATGCGTTCCCAATCCGCTGTGGACTGCGCCGCTGTTTTCAGTGCGGTGGCTTTGGCCTCTGCGGTGGCTTTGGTTGATTCCGCCTTCGCACTGACCCATGTACCTGCCAAGTTGGTGATAGCTGTGACTAGGCCAATCATGTATCATACTCCTGTTTTTTTATCGTCTGGTATTGGTACACAAGCCATTCCTCTAGGGTCTTCTGCATCCTGCATAAGTACCATTGCTTCCTTAAAGCAGTCTTGAGGATTCTCAAATTCTTTCCGGTCTATAATCCGTAACACACCCGGTTGTATAGCTATTGTAATAATTCCAAATACTGTCCACATAGGATTACCTCTGTTGTGCAATCCAATAAAAGATGTAAGCTACCAAGCCAACGGCTGAGAGAATGCAAGCACCCAAACCAATCCCAAGGCATACATTAATAATCTGCTCTCTACGTTTAGCTTTTTCGGCTTTCTGTTTTTTGGCTTCAGCTTCACGGCTTTCCCTCATCTTTTGCTGGTATGCTAACCAATCTGTCCAAAGTCCTCCTCGACCCTGCCAAATCATCATCTGTTTCAGACTAGCCTCATATTCCTTTAGCTGTTCTGCGGCCATGAAGGCCTGTAAATCTGACTTATAGCCATGTTCGTGCGCCTTCTTTTGTATCTGTGCTTTGAGTCCAAAATAATCTGCAAGAGCTTCTCCTGCTTCGTAGATTTCTTTCCCATTCGCAATGGTCTCCTTGATGACACCAAAGGCGGCATTAGCGGCGGCTAGTTCAGCTATCATCTGGGCTTTCCTTGTTTTTGCCCAGAGCTTTTTGTACTGTTTTAGTTTCGTAGATACGGATACCTGTCCAGACAAGGGTAAACAAAGCCGCTAGCGGCGGCAATACCTCGCCAATCGTTCCTACAACTGTTACCACACTAACCGCATCTACTAATGTTTTAGTGCTTTCAGTAGTCATGTCATTCACACCTTGTCCTTACTGCGCATAATACAGCTTTCCTGCATCTATTAAAGTGCTATTAGTATTACTGGAAATGGTATTAAGGTATTGAGCAATTTTAATTGTTCCTGTATTGCCCCAATCTTGTACATTCCACGTCATTGGAAGACGCAAATAAATTGTATCTCCAATTACCACAGGAGAAGATGTTTCCATATAAAGATAGGGTGCGCCAGTGGATTGAGTAATACTAGACCCTCCACTAGGAAGTTGCGTAGAGTATGCGGTATAGTTAGATCCGTTTGCCATACCTGTGTTTGTAGAGCCTGTCCCGCCGCTATGAAAATTCCATCTTTCCGATGTTCCACTACTTGAAGTCGGGGTTGTATTTAATGACGTGTAAGATAGCAGTGATGGATTTGCGGTTGCGCTAACGCCTGCGGTACTTGTGCCACTAAAAATAGAGTACAACTGCGTTCCCGTGGTATTACCGCTTGATCCCACAAAAGTACTGTTAGGCCCGTAATATTGAGCCGCCGCAATAGAGTAGTCATGATAATACGCCGCCTGTGGGCCTTTAACGGTTAGTCCTATATAAAGTGTTGTGTTAGTTTGACTAAGAATAGGAGTAGTAATTTCAAGAATACGATAGCCCGCAGTAGAGTTATTTGTAGTAGTAAGCTCACCACCCGGAGTAAAAGATGTTAGCGTATTAGCCGTCAACGTAATAGTGTCTGTAAAAATAAGCGGCGCAATGTATGCAGGCCATGTACCATTATCTCTTCTCCGAAAAGCTTCATTTAAGCTCCAGATACCCGGCGCTGTAGTTCCGCTTTGGGTTGTTGACGGGTTATGCCCAATAAACCCACCGTTGTCTCTATGCGTCATCGTATTCCTCGTATACTATAGTAACATCAACTCCGGTAGTATCAGCGGCGGCTAGTAAAGATCTTGAACCTTCAGGCATATAAAGAGGCGTTTCTCGATCTATGGCTACAAGAGTAGCTTTTGCAGG